ATTTCATAAGTTCTCTCCCGGTGAGTTTGGCCCCGCCCCGCCGATTTTTTCGCCTCTACCCTAAGGGGATACCCCCGCCCCGCCAAACCCGCGGAATTGTGGGTTTTTGCCAAATTGGCGTGAAAAGGTTCACAAGCGGCGCGCCGTAAGTGGGCGAAAACGTGAGCCAATTATTTTTCGTGGCAAAAATGAGACGCGAAAATACGGGGGCGGGGTATCGCCTATGACTGACATACATGCGCGCGTCAACCTGTGTGGCAGTTGGGAACACTACCTATCCCACCCTAACCATGCGTTATGTAAGGCTATGTTACAGTTACGCAATGCCCCACCGGGCTGGTAATGGCTAGATAGCCCCAGCTTAGCCCATGCCATCCCCATCCCCATGCTAGTGCCAGCTTGGCTATGCTGCTATGCCCCAGCCAGCCTGGCCATGCTGCTGTCAGCTCAGCCCAGCCCGTCCCCATCCAGCCTGAGCCCACACGCACCTCCTCCAATTTTGACATGGGGCCCCCTCGCTAACTATGTGGAAAAGAATGCTTTTAAGTACCTAATAGCGTCTGGGAGTCCCCCTCACGTGAAATTCCCCCCGCCACCCGCGTCAGCGCCAAAATGTCATAGCGCGCTCCGGGGTGGGGGGTGAGCCGGGAGCGTGAGCGGGAGGCGAGGGGGAGGGGGCGGTGCGAGCTCCCTCCCCCGAGGGTTGTCTCTATATTCTATATAGTAGGTCCGCGCCGTGAGACAAGGTAATATTTCAATAGTTTACAGCGCACTTTTGGGCGTGTGACAAATTGGCGTGAGACAACTCCAGGTAGTGGTGGTAAGAAACTACACACATGATGTTGTGCTTTTTGGCGCTCACGGGGGGGGTTGTCTCACGGTGCCAAAGTGGCATGAGACACCGCCATAGTTCCGTGTAAGCTATTCTCCACCCAATCGTGCCAAGATGACACGAAAGATTGCGTGCCAAAGTGGCAGCTGGCACGCTTCCTCTATGTGAGGAAATGCCTCGACCAGCATGAACGCCGACCCAATCCGCAAGCACGCGCGGCCAAGCGGCGTGCGTCAATTATGACGCAAGCACATGCTGCGCAGACCCAAGCCAGGCTCGCTCGCTGCCCGGCCCTGCCAGCTGGGGCTACCCTGCCCCCCGGCCCACACAATGGCTTTCCCGAGCCCCAGGTGGACCCGGCTACCCCGGGCGGCGCGGCGGATATAGCGGAGACGCATGGAGCCAAACCAGTTCGACCCAAAGAAGGCGGAGCGCACTAAAGCCTTCGAGCTGTACATGTCAGCAGCAGCGACGGGCAAGCGTCGCTCGTTGCGATCCATAGCACAAGAGCTTGGGGTGGCGCTCAAGACAATCCAGCGTTGGCGTGACGCCGACGACTGGGACCCCAAGATCAACAAGATACTGACTGAGGCTGCTGGAGCAGCAGAGACCCATGCAAACGCCATTAGGCGGCGGGTACGCCAAGGTCTCCTCGACGGCCTCGATCAGCTGAACAAGATCGCCAAGACCGCTAACCGTGACGCTGACCGTATTCATGCGGTACGCGCCCTTGCTGACATTGCTTCCAAGGTTGAAGCGATCGTCAGTGGTGCTAGTGGTGCCGACAGCTCTACCGCCCTGAGCGACTTCAAGGACGATGTGGAATGGCCAGACGAATCACCGACTACGCCAAGTACACCCCCGAAGGACGGGGAGGAACCCGCGAGTTCCTTAGCCCCCTCCTCCCGGGAAGTGCCCCCGCCCGCGGCGGATTTGGTGTAGGTGCATCACCCAAGAAGCGGCGCGATGAAGAGGACCAAGAGGATAAGCCGACTGGCCTTGAAGAGAAGCTTGGCACAGCAAAGCAGGCGCTTAGCGTAGGTAAGACTGGAGCTAAGCTTGCTGAGGGGTTCAAAGGGCGCGGTGACCAACGCACGCCTGACGGTTCCATTACTGGTGCCATCCCACGTGGGCTTGACCTCTTTGCAGATTTTCCACAAGAGATCATCCCATATGGTGGTGCGGCGGCTGGTGGGCTATCGCCGAGTGACATCGACCTCGCAACGACTGCCGAGCAGGGTGCAACGGGCGCAGCAGGTGGGCTCAACATAGGCGATATCGCACCTTACATTCAGGCCGCTATTGCGGCAATCAATACTGCGCAGACAATGGGCTCAGATGCGCCGGCCGACTACAAAGCATGGAAAGCTATTCACGACATCGGCATGGGTGTGGGCACGAGCTTCTTCCCACCCGTAGCCATGTTTGGTCCCGCGCTCTCCGATGCTGCTAGTCAAATCTTCGGATGGGATGAGCCCTCGCGTGCCCAAAGGGAAGCGATGAAGGATAAGTATTACGCTGAACAGCTTGGCACCTTTGGACTCAACCTCAAGGAAGCCGGAACGCCAGAAGAGTTGGAAGCGGCTCTCGGGACTATAGAGCCCGGGAGCTGGCAGCGCTACTCGCCCCAAGCACAAGCAATCATCAACGCTTATAAAGAACGAATGACACTCGCGCAGGGACAGCCGGGCCCGACGAGCTTTGCTTCGCCATTGATGGCTGGACAGACACGTGCCCCATCACGTGTAGGACAAAACCCCGAAGCACTATCATCGCTCAACGAGGATATCCGCCAGCGCGATATCTATCGTGGTCCGTTGGGTCAAGAGGCGATGCGCTACATTCCAAACGCGGGAGCCGGCAATATGTACCACAATCTAGACGTACTGGCGCAAAGCCCCGGAGGTACACGGCTAGGCGCGCTCAACGCGCGGGTAGGGCAGAAGGTGGCTGACATGACCGCCGCGCGTTCCACGGGGCTCGGCGAGCTCGGATACGACCAAGCCGAGTATGAAAATCTTATCAACCTCTCTGCTGCGCTCAATACCGCGCTCGGTGGGAGTGGAGCATTCGGGATGCCCAGCACTGGCGGTTTTGGTGCTGGTTATGAGGTACCGTTAGACTTGGGTACTGGAAGTGCCTGATGGCTGATTATTTCGAGGATTTCCAGACTGACTTCAATCCTGATGAAGACTTACTACGTTACGGCTCCGACTTCGCGGGGAGTGGTTCTGCTGGACCAACCGATTTCGGCGGATTCAACGTGGGCTCATCTGGTGGATGGAACGTCACTCCAGAGTTGGACTTTATAGGAAGCCTGGGCGGGGCTAGTGCTCCATGGGCTGAGCAATACTCGCCGATGCCTACCAATTTCATGCCCGGATTTGCGCCCGAGCAGGGCGGATTCGGCGCGACGATGGGCAATATCGGTCAGGGAGTTGGGCGCTTCTTTGAGCGCCCTGACACGCAGAAGGAACTCGCTAAAGGTGGTCTCGGGCTGCTTACGTCTGGCCTCGCTTCAATGATGAAGCGCTCGCCTAGTCAGCCATCTCCTATGGCAATGGCGGGCTACCAGAACACCGCGGCGTCAGCGTATCAGCCTGCGCCCTACGAGGCGCCGCCTGGCACCAAAGCGAGCCCGCTGATCACTAAAGGGCCAACGAAAGTCGTCGCCAGCCAGGGCCTGGATCTTGACGCTTACCGTAAGAAGGGTGGCCCGTCGGGTGGAATGGTCATTGGAGTCTAAGCGTGGCCGAAGACGCGGAGAAGCTAAGTCTAGCATACTTACTCGGGAAGGACTATAATCCAGTCCAAGCCGAGCTGATTCTTGCTCCTGAGTATGAGGTAGCGGCAGTCACCGGGATGGGCGCCGGTAAAACATACGCGGCGTGCGTTGCAGCGTTTCGCCACGCGGTGAAATACCCGGGTGCATTCGTCCTGGTTGGCCGATTGACCTTCCGTGAGCTGGTTGACACCACCAAGAAGATGTTCTACGAGATGGTGGAAAACAAGAAGCTCCGGTCGTTCATTGTCAAGCCCGCTAATTGGGACTATCGCGAGCGCACAAACGTCGTCCGATTCAAGAATGGCGCTGAGATTCTCTTCGCTAACCTTGAGCCGAACCGTCTCGATAAGCTAAAGAACCTAGAGTACAGTCTGGTCGTCATCGACCAGGCTGAAGAGATCCAGTACGAGACCTATCAGCTGCTCTTGAACCGTTGTCGGCTTAACGCTGTGCCCTATAGCGACCGCCACGTGATCGCCATTGCGAATGATGAGGGCGACAATTGGCTCCGGCGGCGCTTTTTGACCTTTGAGCCGCCCCACGGGCGTCCGACAATGAGCGCAACCCGGCGTTTGCTGCGTGGCACATCGCTTGCAAACCCAAATATTGACGAGGGCGCCAAGGCACAGCTGCTGTCGCTGCCACCGGAAGTCCAAGCTCGCTGGGTGTACGCGACAATGGACGCTGGGACGTCCCGGCTAATTCCAGACTTTCGTGTCATTGCCCCCTTCGTGGTGCCAGCACACTGGCCGCGGTGGGTTGGAGTTGATCCCGCCCGTTCCACTGGAGTGACATGCGCCATTTGGGTCGCGGTGAACCCCGATAAGGATGTGTATCAAGGCGTGGCGCCCAATGCACCAGTCGTTTACAATGAGTACTGGGCCGAGGGTCGTGATGCTGAGGATCACAGCCAAGAGATTTTGCGTCAATCGGGGCCACACAGGCTTCTCGGATACGCAATGGATCGTTCCGCGTGGTCGACTGGCGCGCTGTCCCGCAAGTTAGGCGCCATTTCGGTTGCACAGTTGTATGTGAACGCTGGATTGCCCGCCTCGCCATCAAGTGGCGACGAGTGGGCGCGTGTCATGTTGTTCCTGGAAGCGCAGAAACGTGGGCTCGTGGTGTTTCGGACGTGTACTCATCTGCTACGCCAAGGCCCAGAGTATCGTGTCCGCGGGCAGCAG